CGTCCTCGCAGTCACAGACCCTGCCTCCGATCACGGCACATCTGCCACTTTGCTTGGGGCAAAGCTGGCCTGATGCTTGTGATCGTAGGAGGCTCTTGTATGTCTGCAGGACACCTTATCGGCGATGTATCTATCATCACACACACATCTTCTAATGATAACTTCCAGTTGGGCTTCCGAATCAGCTAAAGTCAAAGTGCGGGTTTTTTCATAGATCAGTGTTGCTTCTGGCTCAGTTCTCGCATCCCGAGATAAACTGCATGCTGCGAGGTCACGGCGGACAAAAAACCCAAGCTGGGCTGCGCTGGCGCTTGCTTTGACTTTACCAGATTCGGCTGCCGATCCTATATGTGTACATGAAGTATGTGTACTTGATAGACAATATAGGAGAACAAAATGTCTGATCTTTATAAAGCAATCACGAATCTTACACTCGACATGGAAGTATACAACTCTTACGAGGACAGATGGCACAACGAAGACCAGATGGCCTTTGCCCGCAAGATCATCATGGAGGCCATCATGGACAAGCTATACTGGCTGACACAAGGCAAGAACAGAGGTGGCAAGCCATCTGGTAGCGAAGGCTACTTAGCTCAGCAACAAGCCAGAGTGAAGTACGCACAAGAGACATTCAGAGGCGATGAGATTTCAGAGCTACGCCTTCGCGGGGCCATCGCCAACTGTCAAGCCGCAGCCGCCAAGCACGAGGCACTCACTGACCTACAGAACTGGATACACAGTGCCTATATGACGGAGCATGGCGAAGACTACATGCCATACGGTTCAGCCCCACACTCTAACGTGCCAGTAGCCGCAGAGTCTGACATGCCATCCGACATTCAGCAGATGCTCGAAGCACTCGGCATGGCTGAACCAGCTAACGAAGAGAAGCCTAAGAAGAAGAAGGCTTCCTAAACATCACAGGGTAGAGGTTCACGCCTCTGCCCTTTTTTTATGTCCAGTTCTACGGGGCACGCTTTGACTGTGAGTATGTGCAGCGCAGTTGCTGCATGCACTCACATCAAAACGAAAACAAAAAATCAAAATGACGTAACGTCACTACTGACAATAACTATTGTCACTGCAATAATGCAGGACATAACCAAAGGAGAACACAAATGAAACTCAACTACATTGACCACGAAAAGACACCCGTTTCTGTTATGTTTGTTGCAGATGACATAGAGCTTATCTGCGACTTTTTAAAACTAAATCAAAAATCTATTGACGATCATAGCCGACATTATGCGCTGCAAGAAATCGCCAATACCTTTCACGAAATAAATCAAGAACTAATCGGAGCAAAATCATGAAACATTTTTCAATTAATGACTTCGACTTTCCAGTCGAACAGCAACCAGTCTATGATCAACTTGGCAATATCATTGCTGGTCACCAAGCTGTTGTGCGTACCGACACCGATCAGGTGTTGGGCGTACACGGTTCACGCTACAAGATTGTAACGCACGATGATGTCGTGAACTCAATCATTGACGGAGTAAAGTCGGCAGACTTATCAGACGATTATGAAGTCACTGTCGATGTACTTGAAGACGGACGCAAACTTAGAGGAGAAATATTATTTAATGATCTCACAGTTGAGCCAGCAGTCGGAGACTACGTTAAGTTCCGTGTCAACTTCTTTAATAGTTACGATGCCTCTTGGCCTTTCTCTCAAGTCGCAGATGCTTTTAGATTATGGTGCAAGAACGGATGCACCACACCTGATGCAGTAGCTAAGTCACGTTACAAGCATACTGCATCCATCAACGTAGAAGGATCAGCAGCCAAGGTAGTCAATGGCTTCAGTCACTTCATGTCACGCAAAGATGTCTGGCAGGATTGGATGCACACTAAACTCGAACAGGAACAAGTCGAAAACTTTTTCAAAAAGACTGTCTGCAAAGCATTCACACGCCAGCAGTCAGTCACCAAGACCAACGAAAAGCAACTCGAAAACCTGCTCGGAATTTGGAACGACGAGCGCAGCGCTCTCGGCTCTAACAAGTGGGCATTGTACAATTGCCTGACTTACTGGGCTACGCACACAAAAGACCTGCGCAAACCAGAGATTGCCAAGTACAATCGTGAGCTACAGATTGCCAGCGCAATGAAATCAAGACAGTGGGAAACATTATAAGGAGAACACCCATGTATACGATAGAAAAAAATATACCAATTCCTGAAGGTAGTACGCGAGGCCCTGATAAAGGCAAGTTATTACTTACTATGGAGCAAATGGAAGTAGGTGATAGCATTGTAATAACAGGCACACGCCGTCAACAACTTCATGCTCTCGCAAAAAGAGTAGGCATTCTTTACAAAAGTAAAACAATCATGAAGTCAAACACCTCTAGAAAAGAAGATAAAATTCGTGTTTGGAGGACTGGCTAATGATGACACGCAAGAACTTTGAATGGATAGCGGATCGTATGGGTCCGCTCGTCAACTCACCTATCACAATCGAAATGATTGCCGATGATCTTGAGAAAGAAAACCCACGCTTCAATCGTGAGAAGTTTCTAAGCAGAGCTATTGCAGCATGGGAACGCAAACATCTACCACAGGAGATTGATGATGAAATACCGTACTGAACCTGTTGCTTGCCCAGAATGTCTGGGCGATGGCACTGTAACCTATCGCAGATACAAACGCCAAAGTTTCAATCGCGATATTGGTTACGAAGAAGAGTATGAAGATACTTGCTGGAACTGTGACGGCAGCGGTGAGGTTGACAATAAGGATACATTCGCTCCATAAGTGCAGTATGAAATCATATCTGCAATATCTACAAGACAGAGCGGGGGAGATAAATGTCCCCCTGCTCAAGTGTTTCAAACGCGCTGACATCCCAACGTCAACGTACTATCGAACAATTAATGGAGATACTGAACTCAGGTATGATACGGCAGTGAAAGTAATCAATGTCATTGAAGAACTTGACGCGATACAACAAGCCAGTGAGCATACCAAAAGACTACGAGAAGCTAATAAACCTGTTGATCGAAGCTCGATTCGAGCAAGGTTTAAGCCAAGAGTCATTAGCTCATAAGATAGGCTGCACTTCTTCCCTGATACATAAATGGGAAGCGCACAAACGTATTCCGTCTGGCTTCATGCTCATCTGTTGGTTGGATGCTTTAGAATATGACATCGAAGTCACGAAGAGGTAGGGCTGTACTCTGCCTGTCATGCGAAAACAAAAGCTATTGGTTCGTTGCCATACTCAAACCCAATGCAGAACGCTCAATGGAAAAGCATTGGTACATCTGTAAGAACTGCTACGAGGGAAACAAATGGCAAACCGCAACAAAAATAAAGGAACATATCACGAGAAGTGGTTCGTCAACTGGCTCAAAGAAGCGGGTATCAAAGCCAAAAGGCAGCCCCTCTCAGGCAGTTTGGGAGGCGAGTATAGCGGCGACATCAAACTCGAACTCCAAGGACACGAGTTGGTAGGTGAAGTTAAGTACAGAGATAAGTCTAACTTCCCCAGCCCATTCAAAGTATTAGAAAGCAGAGACATTGCTTTCTATAAAAGACGGACTGGAAGTCCGCAAACCGTAGTCATCATGAGTGGTGACACATTCCTTAAATTAATGGAGAACAAAAATGAACCTTAAACAAAAGTGGTGGGAGTGGCACAAAGAAAACCCACATGTCTTTAGATTGTTTGAAGAGTTTACTTTCAGAGCAATCAACAGAGGACACAAGCGCCTCAGTGCTTGGCTTGTTGTCAACAGAATACGCTGGGAAACAAGCATTGAAACAACAGGCGACGACTTCAAGATAAGTAATGATTACATTGCTTTGTATGCCAGATACTTCATGCACAAACATCCTCAGTACGATGGCTTCTTTAAGATTAAGAAAATGAAAAGAGCAGAGATACAAGGAGAAGTAAATGAAGAATGCTATTAACAGTGCAGTTTGGGACGCACATATTGCCAGAGCCAATAGCTCAGTGACTGCGCGTAAAGAATACAAGCGATCAAACTACGAGCTAAATACCCACAAAATAATGGCAAAGCGCATCATCGACGGACAAAATGTCGGCGAGTGCTGGCTCAAAGGCAAGCTCAAAGAAGAACTAATAGAACTGGGCTACTGCAAACAGTCTGACTTTTCTAAGTACAACAAACCTAACGGCAGTATAAATATTGGTTGACCCAACTGCATACTTGCAGTAGTCTACCCCATATAAAAAAAGGAGAACATCATGGAACGTAGAGGTTTCATAGGCGGCTCTGACTGTGTAAAAATTATGCAGGGCCAATGGCTTGAGTTATGGCAAGTCAAAACTGGTAGGCAGATGCCAGAAGATTTATCTGACAACATTGCTGTGCAGCTTGGCAGCTGGACTGAATCCTTCAATCTGTCTTGGTTCGAGGCGCAGAACAATTGCGCTTTGTCTGGACACCAATATGAATACGAACAGATTGTAGGTACTGTTCCTTGCCGTGGTACAGTCGATGCGCGTTGGAACAATGCAATCGTAGAAGCCAAGCACACAAACGCCTTCAACAAAATGGAGGATGTCATTGAGCTATACATGCCGCAGATACAACTGTACGCACACCTCGCCAAGGCAGATGGCGCTTACCTCTCAGTAATCTTTGGCAACAGCAAATGGGAATCCACATATGTCGAATACAATAGTCAGTATTTCAATTCTATGTGGGCAGTGGTGTCGGACTTCTGGGGTTACGTGCTTCGCGATGAAGAGCCAATTGGTGTGGACACGCAACAACTCTCGCATGACCACATTGCGGTGGACAACATGGTCAAGCGGGACGCCAGCACAGACAACCAATTTGTCGACGCAGCAGTCACATACATACAAGGCTATGAGCAGAATAGAGTTTTCGAAAATGCGAAGAAAGACCTTAAGTCAATGGTCTCACCTAACGAAAGAGAAGTCTACTGTGATCAACTTTCCATCAAGCGCGACAAGCGTGGATCACTAAGAATAGTAAAACGATAAGGAGAACAACAATGACACTTGAAATATGGAACAAGCTGGCCTCTTCAGACCCCAAATATCTGAAGAAGGTCAGCTTCGGAAGCCGCAGCTTCACCGCGATCGACCCGCAATACCAAGTCATGAAGATGACAGAAGAGTTTGGCCCCGTTGGTCAGGGCTGGGGTTGGCACAATCAAACAGAAATAGTGTCTCTCGCTAACGGAGACAGCGCTGTACTAGCGCATGTGACTGTTTGGCATGGTAGTCAAGGAAATATGTTTGGCCCCTTCACAGGCTGCCGTAAGTTCTTTGACGCTGCCAAAGGTAGATTGGCAGAAGATGCACCAAAGATGGCTATCACTGATGGTCTGACCAAGGCGCTGTCGCACATTGGCTGTGATGCTGATGTGTTCTTGGGTAAAATGGATGGCAATAAATACGCCGCAGAAGATAGCGGTCAATCTAAATCAGCTTGGTAAAGGAGCCAGAAGCATGGCAGAATATGACGATACAAACCGTGGAGCAGCATTCACACCATTCCCAACTCAACAGATGATACTGCAAGGCAAGCTAAATCTTGAGGGTGTAGACAACAAAGTTATCTTGGTCAAAGATCAAACAAAAGATGGTACAGAGATTATTGAAGTGTATCAAAAGATGGCTGCAATGTTTGTCAACGATAAGCGCGGGAATGAAGCAGCGCCTGATTACTCTGGTCCTGTTGGTGACAACAAACGGATTGCTGGGTGGAGACGCATGAAAGATGAAAAGCCTTACATGAGTTTTCAGATTAGCGACAAGCAACAAGGTGGCTTGCCAAATGATAAAATACCATTCTAAACTAAGAATGTTCTCCGAGGATTCATCTACATCTGCCCGATTAGAATCCTCCCTGACTGACGCAGCTTCGGCTGCGTCTTTTTTTAGGAGTTACAAATGACCCAAGAACAAATGCTTCAAGCAATGATTAAAGACGCCCAGCAAATAAACAAAAGATACAGAGATAAATGGGGCGGCAAGCCAGATAAAAAATACACAGAACCAAAGCCAGAGGCGACAGCCGCGCCCACACAAGGCGAAGGCTGGCGCAATGACTCACTGTCTCAAGAAGAAATAGAAGACATCCGTTACTTCAGAGACAGAGGCTGGTGCGTATCATCAACAGCTATCTTTGTAGGAGTAAGCAATGCAACGGTACGAAAGTATGATAACAGAAGCACAGAAAGCTGAG